TAAGATGTAGAGGCTGACCCTAGAATATCGTGAACCACAGTTTCTGATATTACTTGGTTTGTTGTTGTCGTTGACTGCATTGACCCTGTTGTAAACTGAGGCGTAACAGTGTTCGCTCTCGCTACTGTGGGTGACAACAGTGCTAAGAGAAGAATCCATTTTTTCATTATTTTGGTTTAGTAGGTTCTTTCTTATCGGACTTCTTACCATTACCTGTAGACAAACCGAATGTGGCTAGGGCTCCCGTAAAAATCGAAGCGACGAACGTGATGTCGCCTGCCGTAGCTGACTTCTTGACCATAGGCAGCTCAACATAGCTTAATGTAATAATAAACCCTGACCAGATTACAACACCTAGACGCACTGCTGCACCTAGTACTGCCATCTGTTCTTCATGGTCATCTACATTTTCTTTGAGCTTGGTGAAGATTCCTTTTTTTTCTGGCGGTTTTGTTTCCATTTATTTATTTTACCTTGTAGGAACTTCTGTAATCGTTTTTTAATTTGTTCTATAATCGGCTGTGCTACAGTTGTAGCTGCTACTGCTGTAACAGCTGCCACGGTTGTGGTAACTAATATATCAGCCGGTGGTATAGGTATAGGTGGTAAGGGTGGTAAGTTTAAAGTTGGAGCTGGCGGAGTCTCTGTCTGTACTGGCTTAGTACCTTCTGGTTCTTTAAGATCACTAGGAGGTACAACCATAGGTACATAGTAGGGTACGTCAGCTGTCGGTAAAGGTATATTTACTGTATCTATTTTTAATAGTGGTATATCAATGGTAGGTATTTCCATTAGATTAACCAAGTAACTATTGCGTATCGAGTACCTTTTGTTATTTCGCTAACCTGATGTGGATACATAAAGTTTGATGGAAAAACTACTACTGAACCTTTACGTTGTATTGGTTTATAAGTATTATTCCAAAAACCTAATTGACCTCCTTCAAATTCATCGTTTAATAAAATAGAACATGAAATAGCTCTTTGTCCAGACCCGTGAAATTTTAATAAATCTTTTGGTTGTAACCTCATATCAAGAATTGCATCTATCAAGGGTTGATCCATAACTGGTCTAAATGTATCTACATGTTCTTTATAAAAGTGACCTGTTTTATACCTCAAAAGTTGAAATCCAGTATCCATATCTATATGAAAATATGGATAAAAAGTCTGTTCATACTGTTTAATTACTTGTTCCATACCTGTATGTAAGGACTTAATTAAACTTTCACGCACATTATTATTACAATGATCGGGTAAACATATAGGTATTTCATCTACATTTCTATTTTCGGGAGACAAACCGTTTCCTGTTTCTGCTGGTAAGTACTCGTTATTTTGATATTCGTTAACTACTTTATTACATAAATCTTCAGATAAAATATTATCGTAAACTCTTACAAAATCTTGAATGTATTGGTTTAGTTGCATAGTGGGTGGCTCCAAGGGTTAATTAATAATGATACTCTTTTACCTTCAAACGGATTGACTCCGTGAAATTTAGCTGGTGGAAATATAACTAACCTGTTAGTCTTAGGTTTAATTCCTAAATCATGTTCTATTACAAGTTCTCCACCAGTAAGATTAGATGCTTCTAAATAGTATACAGTTGAGCATAAAGGAAAGCTTAACTTACCTGTTTTAGACGCTAGTATTTCATCTTTATCTTGATGCCATCCAGTAGTAGTTCCGTTGTGTCCCCAAAACTCATAACCAATAGCATCAGATAAATCGTAGTAATTTTTAGCTATATCTAATATTGAAGTACAAAATTTTTTATATAAGTGATTTTGATGTAAGTCATACCAAGTAACTCCATCAAGTTTATTATTAATTAAATTTGTTAAATCTTTACGTGTTGGTAAAACGTCATCAAGAATTATAGTAGCCATTGTGTATCTACTTTTGAATCTCCACTACCTATGACCCCAGTTGGATGTAAGTTAAAAGCCAACGAGTGTCTAGTTACATCTTCCTGATGCTTGTCTACATAGTGTTTTAAAAAAGCTGGAAATAAAATTAACATTCCTGTAGTTGGGTAAGATTCAAAGTTACTATAAAAACCATTACCTGTATTTATAGGTTGTTCAAAATTATCTAACTCAGCTGTAGGATTAATCATAATTAAAGGATTAGCATTTACGTAGTCTTTTCCATAATAGAGAACACCACTAAATTGACAATTAAGATGACGATGCACCATTATTGATTCTCCTTTACATGTCTTTGTCAACCAAGAAGTTGTAACAGTATAATTTTGAGTTAATCCTATAGATTTAATATATTCCAAAGATTTATCTAACAAACAATTTTTAAGTGTAGGATAATGTTCTAAGATACGAAAATTATCTTCTGTAAAACTATTGCTATTTTGACCTTTGTTATATACAAATCTTGTATCTTTTCTTAATTCAGAAAAGTCATAATCTATTAAAGTAGATAATATTGGAATTGAAAAAGGGGTGAATACAGACATTTATGTTTTACCAGCAATATAATTTATATAAGATTGAGATAGAAAATACATCCAATTACCATCTATAGTTTCAAGTTTACTTAAAAGAGTTTGTAGATAAGGATTAAGTTCACTTGTTTCATACGATTGCATGTCAGCTAAAGTCCAAGGTGTATCTACAAGTACTCCTTTTGTAATTAAACTTTCTACAATAGTTTTTGCTTGATCTTTACTATATCCTAAATCTAAAACATCTTGCACAATAAAAGACACACCTTCTTCATTAGCAAAAAATTGTGGATGACTGTCAGAATATTTAATAAGTTCGATGTTATACCAACCTAAACTTGAGTCTGTAAATTTTGAATAATCAATAGAACCACATTCGGCTACTTTTGATTCATCTGATGTTAGGGTATATGTCATGGTGCAGTACCTTGTAAAGTTCCAGATGGTGTATTGTCAAGACTAATACCACCTGCTAATTCTATATATTTTCCAGCAGCTCCACCAGCAGCAACAGAACCTTGACCTCCACCGTCAGCACCAGCAGCACCAAAAGCACCACCGTTACCTCCAGTAAAACCTGTTTGACCAACAGAATAACTGTTAGGCGAATACTGCCAAGGACTTCTTGAGCCTTGAGTTCCGGCTGCTGTACAAGCGTTACCAGCTACAACTCCGGGATAACCTTTAGCTATACCAGTTGCAGATCCAGCTTCTTTAGCTCCACCACCACTACCAGTAGCTCCGTTTGTAGCTGCTGTGTTATAACCTTCACCATTACCGCCAGCACCAGCGTCTCCGCCTCGACCAGAGTAACAGTGATAACCACCACCAACAAAGGTAGCTCCACCGGCGTCTCCACCGTCTCCGCCACCACCACCGCCGCCTCCGCCACGGATAGTTCCTGTGTTAGTTATTGTTACTCCATTACTAGCTATATAAATAGCAGATCCTCCAGCACTTCCAGCACTACCATCAGCACCAAGGTTTCCGTTTGAATATGCTCCTACACTTCCACCACCGATACCAGCAGCACCAGCTGCTCCACCAGTGCCACCAAAGCCAGAGATAGTTCCAGCGTTTTGGATTTCTAAAGTACCACCCATTCCAGCTGGAACAGTTAATGCTCTATTACCTGTATTGGTTGTTGCACCAATCTCGTGTCCACTAGTAATAATAATAACTTTAGTGACGTTACTAGCAAAGTCACTTCCAAATATAGTAGATGCGTTTAAGTTAGTATCATCATCACTAACAGTATGTTCTACAACTTTCGCACCTAAACCTAAAAACATCTGTTGCATTAGCTTAACCCTGATCCTGATATGTAAGCGGTAGCAGCCGCAGCAAACCATACGGTAGCCATTCCTCTAGCAGCTAAAGTTCTGTTACCTGTAGTAGCATCACCAGTATTATACATAGTTACTCCAGAACCTTGAGTAATAGTTTGTGCTGATCCACTATTATTTATAATTGTCACGGCATCACCAGCAGAAAATACTGAGTTATTAAGAGTAACTCCACCAGTTGATATATAAATAGCTTTACCAGCGTCAGCAGCTACACCTACATACGCTCCACCTTGAGCATTAGAAGGTATAGATCTGACATTACCTTTACCGTCTGTTATAATTCCAGACGTAGCTATAGTGCTACTAGCAATTAAAGCTAATACTTCAGAACCTGTTTGATCGGCAGTAGCTGAAGTTTCTATGCCGTTTAATTTTGTGTGGTCAGCATCAGTAAATACATTACTGTCAGTTGCAGCTTCTACCTTTGTGCGAATAGAAGCGTTAGTTTCTGCTGCTGTACCTTGTGCTACGTAGTTCCAGCTTGCGTGTGCTGTACCACTACTCGAAGGTGCATTACCTGTTGATGCTGCTACGCATACATACGTAGATAATACTCCAGAATCTGTATAGGCTACAAGATCGTCAACTACATATGCAGTTCCGTTATTGTAAGTACCTCGCCAGACTAGTTTAATTTTGCCTAAATCAATTGTTGCCATTTTAAATTGTTGCGATTAGTTTTCCGTCTGTGTTTACACTAAAAGTAAACCCTGATGCTGCGAATAAGACGTCTTCAAATGCAGCATAGTCTGTACCTGATATGTTATCTGCACCTTTGTTTGTAGTTGTGACTTGCAAAGTACCATTTGCTAATCCAGTAAATCCATACACTTCTGCGGATGCTATATTAGTAAGATTAGCACCACTAATTGCTGGTAAAGTAGCAGGGAATCTTGCGTCTGGAATAGTACCAGATGTCAAGTTACTAGCACTTAACGCTGTAAGATCTACAGCTGCCCAACTAAGAACTCCGTTAGCATCAGTCTTTAAAAACTGACCATTAACTACATTGACTGGAAGTGTAAGTGTGTAACTAGCTCCAGCACTGTGAGCTGGTGACTTAATTTTTACACCATGACTTTGTGCGGAGCAGTTGAGTTGTAATGTACCGTCAGCTCCTCCAGCTCCACGTATTTCTACAACACCTGTGCCATCTGGTTCTATCTTAACATTACCATTAGTTGTTGTTGTAGTAAGACTGTTAGCTTTTAAATCTACATCAGCACCAAACTCAGCTGTTGTACTTGTAATTTCTAATTTAGTAGAACCACCAGTTTGAATTTGTAAGTTACCTGTACCGGCATCATTAATTATAGAATTACTAGCATTATGAAATATTTCTAGATCTGAACCTGTACCAAGTTTTAGTTTAGCGTTGTCATTATATACGTTATCACCAGTAAATGTATTACCAGTTGTAGCTGCAAAGTTACCACTAGCTGTTACACCACCTTGCCAAGCACCACCATTATAAACTTTTAGTTCGTTAGCAGTAGTGTTAAAATATAAATCACCTTCTGCTAGTGAATTACCACCACCATCTGTTGCTGGGTTAGAAGATGCTATTTGATATGTGTCACCAAAGTTATTTATAGAACTTAAATTACTAGCTGCTGTATTAACACTCGTTATAGAACCACCAACATTATTTACGTTAGCAATTGCTCCAGCTACTGTTGTAACATTAGCATTGTTAGTAGCTACTGTAGTTACGTTTGAACTAATACCAGCTACGGTTGTTACATTACCAGATATACTAGCTACAGTTGTAACCTCTGTCGCTTTTGGGGATAATCTATGAAATGTATATGTATGTAATGTAGTAGTTGTTTCTACTAAAAATCCAAAGCCAGAAGCTATGGCAGATGGTACACCTGTTACAGTAACTGTATTACCAGATCCAGCTCCGTTTGCAATAGTAACTGTAGTTCCGCTTGGAGTTAAAGTAGTTGATGCTGCCTTAACTGAGACAATAGTACCAGCTCCATTATTTACGTCAGGGTTAGCTGTAGGAAAAGAAGTTTCATTAGCAATAGCTACAAAACCACCTACATCATCCACAAGATCTATAACACGAGCATCTATCGCTGCGGTAGTAGCTACTTTGTTATCTGCTGCTGTCCATGTTTCTCCAGATTGTATTTCTTCAGCACTGGCTAAATTATAAAATCTAGCATCAGCTTCTGTTTCTGTGTAGTACCTGTTATCTAGTTGTCCAGCATCTAATTCAGTTTCTGTGTAGTATCTATTATCTAGAGAACCACCAGCAATTTTTGCATCAGTAATTGCACCGTTTGCTATTTTACCAGTTGTAATCTGAAGATCCCCAATATGTGCAGTATCTATAGACCCATCTACATAGTGTTCTGAGTCGATACTGTCGTCAGCTATTTTTGTACCGTTGACTGCATCTGCTGCTATATCTGCTGTTACAATCGTACCGTCTACAATGTTAGCACTTGCAACAGTAATATCAGTAGGTAATGTACCACCAGCTAATTTAGCCATGGTAACATTATCATCTTTTATTTTAGCTGTAGTAACTGCTGCATCTTTTATACGACTTGTCAGTACTGTTTGATTCTGTTCTTCTTGTGCAGCATAAAGAAGTTGTGTTTGGTTGTTGTTAAGATCGCCTGCCTTAACTGCTGACCCTGCTGTGTAGGTTGCTTTAGCACTGTCTACATCTGTATCACGAAAGATACGAATTACAGCTGGGCTTGCCGGTATGTTGCCTGATGTAAAAACAACATTGCCGCCGCCGGTGGTTGTATAGCTAGTTATATTATAGTGTGTGCTGACTGTCTTTATGACTTCATCAACTTCTACTTTAA